TCCTAAAGAAAAATCTTGGACAAGAAATCAAGTTGAACCTGTTGATTTACGTAACTCACCAGATTACACATTAATATATGGTGTTGATGTTAAAGAAGAATCTTCAGAATGTATTGTTGAATATGATGATAACAGAAGAAAAAATAGAACGTGGCATATACCTATAAAAAATAATGAATTTATAATGTTTCCAGCTACTAATAAGTATTCTTTCTCACCTAATACTTCTAACGGCTTAAATATAATTTTAACAATTAATTATGAATATATCTAATTTTATTGAAACATATAAAATACCAAATGATATTTGTGAAAATTTTATAAAGTATCATAAAAGAAATAAAGAATATAAAAAACCTGGAGTAATGGGCGATAAAGGGTTGGTAGACAAAAAAAGAAAAGATTCTATTGATGTTACATTTTATAATGAAACAAAAGAAAAATTTATTTTAAAATTTTTTAATTTATTATCTAATGCTGTAAAATTATATGGGAAAAAATATCAGATAACTTCTCCTTTGCATACTTATATGTCACATAATATTCAACATTATAAAAAAAATGGAGGTTATTTTCTACAACACTATGAAAGATTTAATTTACATACTATAGGTAGAGAACTAGTTTATATGCTTTATTGTAATAATGTTAAAAATGGAGGGACATTTTTTCCTTTTCAACAAAAACGTTTAGAATGTAATAAAGGTAATTTAATTATTTGGCCTGCTCACTTTACACATCCCCACTATGGTGTTATCTCAAAAGAAAATGAAAAATATATTGTAACAGGTTGGTTTGAAATAAGATGAATATATCTAATCATTATTGGTTTTTTCAAAACGCCATACCTTCACGAATTTGCGATATGATTGTAAAATATGGTAAGTCAGAAAAAGAAAGAGAGATTATGGCCATTACAGGTGGTTATGGTAGAGATAGGGATTTAAATAAACAACCTCTTACTAAAGATGAAATAAAAGATTTACAAAAGAAAAGAGATTCAAATATTGTTTGGATGAATGACAGATGGATTTATAAAGAAATACAACCTTATGTTCATATGGCAAATAAAAGTGCAGGTTGGAACTTTGATTGGGATTGGTCAGAATCTTGTCAGTTTACTATATATAAAAAAGGTCAGTATTATGATTGGCACTGCGATAGTTGGGATAAACCATATGTTACACAAGATCAAACAAATGGTAAAATAAGAAAGTTATCTGTAACCGTAACGTTAACAGATCCAAAAGAATACAAAGGTGGAGAGTTAGAGTTTGACTTTAGGAATTTAGATCCTGATAAAAAACCTAACATTAAAGCATGTACTGAAATATTACCAAAAGGCTCTTTGGTTGTATTCCCTTCATTTGTATGGCATAGAGTCAAACCCGTAACTAAAGGAGAGAGGAATAGTCTAGTGATATGGAATCTAGGTTATCCATTTAAATAATATGAATGATATAAAACAAGGTGGCAGTAGTACACCACAAAAACCAAAAGGACATGTAGATTTTAACTCTGCATTTTATTTTCAAACACCGGTGTGGATTGCAGAAGCTCCAATGTTTCTTAAAAACGCAATTAAGGTAACAGATAAATATATTAAGAAAGCTGATAAACTTTTAAAAGATAAATTAAAGAAAGAACCTAAATGGAAAAAAGATATAGGCACATTTGGTTTATCTAAACATAGTGAAAGTTTTTCTAACGATTCTAAAATAAAAGACCTGGTACAATTTATAGGTCAAAGGTCTTATGAGTTTTTAGATTGGCAGGGATTTAGTTTACAAAACCATAGCTTACACTTTACAGAATTTTGGGTGCAAGAGTTTAGTGAAAAAGGTGGTGGTCATCACGATACTCACGTGCATTGGAATCAACACGTATCCGGATTTTATTTTTTAAAATGTAGTGATAAAACATCTTATCCAATTTTTCACGACCCAAGACCTGGTGCAGAGATGACAAAACTATTTACGAAAAATCCAGAACAACTTACATTAGCATCTAATCAAGTTCATTATAAACCAAAACCAGGAACAATGATTATATTTCCAGGTTATGTACCGCATCAGTTTGCAGTAGACGCAGGAATAGAACCATTTAGATTTATACATTTTAATATTAAAGTTGTTGAAACAGCAATATCAAAAGAAAGGAGTAATAATAATGAGCTTCAAAAAAAATAAATACGTTGTAATTAAAGAGGCTGTGCCTAAAGATATAGCTGAATTTGTTTACAATTACTTTTTACTCAAAAGAACTGTTGCTAGAACTTTATTTGATCAAAGATATATATCTCAATTCACAGAAGAATGGGGAACGTGGGCAGATGAACAAGTTCCAAATACATATTCTCATTATGCAGATATAGCTATGGAAACTTTGCTCATGAGAACTTTACCTATTATGGAAAAGAAAACAGGACTTAAATTAAACCCAACATATTCTTATGCAAGAATATATAAACCTGGTGATGTACTACATAGACACAAAGATAGATTTAGTTGTGAAATATCTACAACATTAAATCTAGGGGGTGATCCTTGGCCAATACATTTAGAGCCAAAGAAAAATGTAGGTATACCTGACGGTAAAAAAATTACTGTAAAAAGTAATAACAAAGGTATTTTAGTTAATTTAAAACCTGGTGATATGCTTGTTTATAGAGGCATGGAATTAGAACATTGGAGAGAAGAATTTCAAGGTGATAACTGTGCTCAAGTATTTCTACACTATAACGACCAAAAATCTAAAGATGCAGCTCAAAACGTAAATGATCGAAGACCGCATTTAGGACTTCCAAGTTGGTTCAAAAAGTAATATAATCTTTAAATGGGGACAGTGACTCCACCACATACCTCACTGTCTCCTTTTAAGGATTATTTATGAGTTTAGGATTTGACGCAATATCAGCATTACCTTTCGCTACATCAGGACCCGATTCAGATGTTGCGGTAGTTGTATCTGGTAATCAATTAACCCTTACTATTGGAAGTGTGGGTATTATTGCCGATGCAGTTACACAAGATGCAGATCCAAATCCATTAACTTTAGGTCTTGGTACTTTAAGTATTACAGGTACAGCTAGTGTAAGCGTTACAGCTAACCCATTAACATTAGGTGTTGGAACGGTTACCGTTACAGCAGATGCTAATGCTCCAGTCACAGGAAACGCATTGACGTTAGCGACTGGAAATGTTACAGTAACAGGCACGGCACTTGTGAGTCCTAGTGGAGTACCATTAACAGTAAACACAAAAGCGCCGGGTATAATAACATGGAATGAAATTATTCCAGGAGCAAACATGGTTTGGACACCTATAGATCCGAGTTAAAATTATGGCATCAACATTTTCATCAGATTTAAAATTAGAGATAGTAGCAACAGGAGAAAAAGCTGGTCTTTGGGGTACTATCACAAATACTAACTTACAAATTTTAGAACAAAGCGCTAGTGGTTATCAAGACATTAGTATGGCTGGTTCAAGTGTAACTTTACTTTTATCAGATGGTGCAACATCAAACGGTAAAAACTTTTATTTAAAACTATCTGGAACTTTAGGTGGAGATAGAACTTTAACAATGCCATCAGGATCTGAAAGAGTTTGGATCATAAGTGATGAAACAGTTAGAGGAACTTCTAATAGAACGTTAAGTGTATTAACAGCTAGTGGTACATCTCAACCAGTTCCTCCAGGAGCAACTTTACTTTGTGTTTCTGATGGTACAAACACAACAACAAAAATTATAGAAAAAGGTTATGCAACTATAACTGATTCTAACTCACCCTACGCAGCTGTAGCTGGTGCACAAATTTTCGCTAACACAACAGCTAACCCAATAGAAGTTGATTTACCTGCATCTCCAGCAGTAGGTGATGAAGTTACTATTATTGATACTAGAGGAACATTTGGATCTAATAATTTAACTATTGATAGAAACGGTCAACCTATAAATACAGGGACATCTAATCTAGTTTTAAATACAAACGGACAAGCTATTACTTTAGTTTATGTAGATGCCACTAGAGGTTGGGCTTTCAAAACAAATACAGCATAGGAGCTAACATATGGCTCTTCAACAAATTAAATTTGCGCCAGGTATAGATAGACAGGATACTTCTGTTGGTGCTGTTGGTCGTTGGACAGATTCAGACTTGACTAGATTTAGATATGGACTACCAGAAAAAGTTGGTGGTTGGCAATCACTTCTTACAGATACCATCGTTGGTGTAGTAAGAAAAGAGTTTGCGTTTGTAGATCTAGATGGAAATAGATATGTAGCTTTAGGCACAGATAAATTTTTACTTGTATATTTTGAAGGACAACTATTTGACATTACACCTTTAAAAACTAGTATCACTGGTGCAACACTTTCAACAAACTCTACAACAACAGTTACAATAACAACTTCAACTGCACACGGAATTAATGAAGGCGATATAGTTTTATTTGATAGTGTTACTTTACCAGGTGGTACAGGTTTTTCTGCATCAGACTTTGAAGATAAAAAGTTTCAAGTTATTACAGTCCCTACGCCAACAACTTTTACAATTACAATGGGATCAGCTGCAACTGGTACGGTGAGTGCTGGTGGTAGTATAACTTTAAAACCTTACGAACCTGTTGGTCCAGCTGCACAAAACTATGGTTATGGTTTTGGTATTGGTAACTATGGTGGTACGATTACAGGTGTTGGAACAACAACAGTTAACAACAGTGGTGTAATCGCTGCAGGCGCATCATCATTTGTAGTGACAGATTCATCTGTATTACCAGCAACAGGAACTTTATTAATTAACAGTGAGCTAATGACTTACTCTGGTAACAATACAAGTACAAACACAATATCTGGTGTAACAAGAGCACAAGGTGGAACTGCAGATGTTGAACATGCAAACGGTTCTACAGTAACTAACGCCACAGACTTTACAGGTTTTGGAGAAGCGGTGACCGCATCAGCTGTTACGCTTGAACCTGGTCTTTGGTCTTTAAATTCTTTTGGTGAAGTTTTAGTAGCTACAATATTAAATGGTAAAACATTTACATGGAACGCTGGTGTTGCTAGTCCAACAAGTAATAGAGCATCCACAACTACGTCTGGATTTGAAACAACAAACAATCCTACTGCAACTAGAACAACTTTAATATCACCAACAACAAGACACTTAATTCATTTTGGAACAGAAGTAACAATAGGTAATGTTCAAACACAAGATGATATGTTTATCAGATTCTCTGCCGATGAAAGTATTAACGAGTATACTATTGAAGCAACCAATACAGCTGGTTCACAAAGACTTCAGGACGGAACGCGGATAGTAGGAGCGTTAGTTGCAAAAGAAAATATTCTAGTCTGGACTGATAATGCACTTTACACAATGAAATTTGTAGGTGCACCTTTTACATTTGGTTTTGAACAAGTAGGCACGAACTGTGGATTGATAGGACAGAATGCAGCTGTAGAAATAGATGGTGTTGCATATTGGATGTCTAACAATGGTTTCTTTTCTTTTGATGGTACAGTAAATTCATTACCATGTTCAGTAGAAGATTTTGTTTACGACAATATAGATACAACAAAGGGTCAACAAATTTGTGCAGGTATAAATAATTTGTTTACAGAAGTGTTATGGTGGTATCCATCATCAAGCGCTACGTTTAATGATAGATCAGTAATTTATAACTATGGTGCAAAAGCACCACCAGGTGAAATGGGTAACTGGTATAATAATACAAATACTAATTTTAACAGAACAACTTGGATTGATTCTCTTGTTTATCCTAAACCATACGCAACAGCTTACAACAGCACAGAAACAGGAACTTTTCCTGCAATTGTAGGCGAAACAGGATTAGGTCAAAGTGTTTTCTTTGAACATGAAATAGGTACAGACCAAGTTAACCCAGATGGTAGCACAACAGCTTTATTATCTTTTATACAATCATACAATTTTGCTTTACAAACAGACCAAGGTATTGGAGAATACTTTTTAGCTATGCGTAGATTTTTACCAAACTTCAAAGTATTGACTGGTAATAATCAAGTAACCATATCTGTTTCTGATTATCCATCAGAAGATGTAACAGCTACAACATTAAGTCCTTTTACAATTACATCTAGTACAACTAAAGTTGATACAAGAGCTAGAGGACGATATGCAAATTTAAAAATAGAAAATACAGGCACAGGTGAGTCTTGGAGATTTGGTACATTCCAAGCTGATCTACAACCAGACGGAAGAAGATAATGGCAAAGATAGTAGTAAGATTACCAGAACCAAAAAAAGAATACACAGAAGATAACCAAAGACAAATTAACAGAGCTTTGGCTTCTGTAGTAGAACAATTAAACTCTACATTTTTAAGACAACAAAAGGAAGACCAAGAACGATTTACTTGGTTAGGATTAGGCTAATGGCAAATATATATTTAAATAAAAAAGCAAGTTTAACAAACACAGATCTAACCACACTTTACACAGTGCCGTCTAATGCAAGAGCGATTGTTAAATCTATAAATGTAGCAGAAGACGCTGCGGGTTCAGCAGCTGTAAAAGTAACTTTAACTAATGCAGCAGGCACAGCTTTTGTAATTGATAATGATGTCAGTCTAACTTCTGGTTTAAAGGAGCAAGTATTAACAGAACCTTTAATTATGGAAGAAAGTGAAATATTAAAAGTGCAAGCAAGCAGCGGTAATGTAGATGTTATTGCATCAGTATTAGAAATAAATAGGGAGGACAGATAATGTCATTTGTAGAAACAGAGGCTTCTGTAAGGTATGAAATAGTAGATGGTAAAAGAATACCAATTATTACACCTAAAACAGAAGTTACATTAACAAACACTGAAACAGGTCAAGAATATATGTCTGATGCAGAAGCTATGCAGGATGTACAAAATCCTAATAGTTCTACCAAATCTGAACACATCAGAAGAGATGTTCATGTAACTGTAGAGTCAATACCTTTAGGTACGGCCACAAATATCAGTGATTGACGAAGAGTAAAAAAACAAGTAAAATGCACGATACTGCATATATCAAGCGTGGCAGCCTTGCATTTCACTACATTAATTAGAGATACATTATGGGATTTTTAAAAAAAGTATTCAGACCAGTTCGTAAAATAGCAAAAAAAATTATACCTAAAGAGGTAAAACCTTTCTTACCTTATATTGCTGCTAGCTTTGGACCAGTAGGAGCAGGAACTTTTTCTAGTGGTATAAAAGCAGCTTTACAAAGAGGTTTAATAGCAGGAGCAACCTCTGCGGCAACTGACGAAGAAGGTAATCCATTAAGAGCAGGAATTTTAGCAGCTACTCCAGGATTAGTATCAGACACTGCACAATTAGGAGCTGTAAATGCAGAACTAGCAGGAATGGGAAAAACAGCTAATCTTTTAAGTAGAACTTCTGATTTTGTTAAGGCCAATGAAGGATTAAAAACTATTGGTGCACAAACAGCGATAGATCAAGGTGCAAAGTTTGCAGAAATTAGACAAGATGAATTAGATGAATATAATAGAAGTTTACGAGAACAAGGTGTATTAGATAAAACAAAAAGAAGAACAGCAATATTTAATATATATAAAAATGCTGGTTATGAGGATGATTACGTGAATAGTATGTTAGACAGATATGGATATGAAAGTGGTGGTATTACTAGAATTGGTTTTAAACCAGGAGGAAAGGTACTAACAATGGAAGAACTTTTAGAAAGAACTGGTCCTATTGTAGAAAAAATAGAAGCAATTAAAGTGGAAGATGAAGATGAGGAAGATGCACCAAAAAGAAAAAAAGATGATTTAGCTGGTGGTTTAATGGCAGCAGCACAAGGAGTTGAAAAAGCTTTTGGCACACC